AGTGTTATTTATACTTTCATTTTTTTCTTCTGATGTTTTGTTTTCTTTTGTTTGATTTGAACTAGTATTTGTGTTAGTATTTACATTTGTATTAGTATTTTGTATTTCTTTTGATTCACGATAATTTTTATTATTACCAATTGAATTATGAACATCCCCTGTATTCGTTGATTCTTCAGATTTTATTACTTTTGATTTTGCATTAAATTTATTTTTTATATAAAAAATTGTCATGGCTAAGAAAAATGGAACTGTGTTTCAAGCCCTAGATAAAGCGATTACTGGTAATTGGAATCCTCAAGATAATGCTATGCCACATGTCAATACATATGACATGACTAGCAACGGTGGTAAAATATTATATAAAACCGATAGCAAGGAAGACTATACCACTAAAAAACTAGAGCTTCAACAAAATAAATATTTAAAGGATAGGTGGATTAAAGCCAATGTAAATCTGTCTGTTACGGCATATGCTGGACTTAACAATGTTAAGCTTATGTATCGTGACGCTGATTTGATGGATGCATTTCCAGAGATTGGTGCTGCATTGGATATTGTATCAGAGGAAAGTACCATTACGAATGATAAAGGGATGATTGTAAATGTATATTCAAAATCTGACCGTATTAAAAGTATACTAGAAGATTTGTTCGTAAATAGATTAAATATACAGTTAACTGGACAAATGATAATTCGTGCAATGTGTAAGTATGGAAACCAATTTATGCTTTTGGATATTGATAACAAAAATGGCGTAAAGGGGTGGAAACAAATGCCAGTTTTCAATATGGAAAGAATTGAAAACGGAATACAAAATCCATATGGTGCTGGTGCATCAATTGCAGTAAATGGAATCACCAAGGATAATGCTGATATGTCAACACAATTTATTTGGCTAGATGATAACAACTCCCAAATACCATTCCGTGATTGGCAAATAGCGCATTTCAGATTACTTACCAATTCATTATATTTACCTTACGGAGTTAGTTATCTTAATGCAGCACGTAGGCATTGGCGTATGCTTTCTCTTATGGAAGACATGATGCTTATATATCGTTTGGAACGCTCAATTGAAAGACGTGTGTATAAAATATTCGTTGGCGCAATTGATGATGCAGATGTTCAAGCATATGTTGAGAGAATCGCAAATGAATTTAAAAGAACACCAATTGTTGACCCAATGACTGGGCAAATTGACCTTCGTAAAAATATATTATCAGTTGACCAAGATATTTTTATTCCTGTTCGTGATGAGAATGCGCCAACACCAATTGATACATTGTCTGCTGCACAGAACATGACAGCATTGGATGACATCAAGTTTGTACAGAACAAAGTACTGACAGCACTTAGAATACCTAAGTCATTCTTGAATTTTGAAGAGACTGCTGGCGATGGTAAAAACCTAGCGTTAATGGATATTCGTTTTACTAGAACAGTAAATAGAATTCAGCAAGCATTTTTGATGGAATTAACGAAAGTTGCATCAATACATTTATTTTTGCTTGGCTTTAACGATGAGTTAAATAATTTCACTTTGTCGATGAACAATCCATCAACTCAAGCAGAAGGTTTGGAGATAGAAAATATGCAGAAGAAGATTGATGCTGTTAGGGATGCTGTTAGTGACCCAGGTAATGGTCTTCCAGTTATGTCTCAGACTCGTGCATTAAAACAGATAATGAAATGGTCTGAAAAAGAAATTAAAGAGAATCTTGAAGAAATACGTCTTGAAAAAGGTATTGCTGCTGAACTTGAGAAAACAACTCAAATCATCAAGAAAACTGGTATATTCGATACTGTTGACAGAATATACGGTGAGCCTGGTGCCGAATATATGGATGACCAACAGGGTCAAGGAGGCATGGGTAATGATGGAGGCATGGGAGGCGGTGGCGCACCACCTCCAGCACCTATGGGTGGAGAAGGTGACATGGGAGGAGACCTAGACGGACTCGGAGCACCTGGTGATGATGGAAGCGGTGGAGACATTGCTGGAGCAGAAGGCTCTATGCCAACAGCCGATATGGGTTCTGACCCAAATGCACCAATGGAATCATTCAATACCAAAAAACCATTAATAGTTGAAAGCATGTTTGATAAATACATGAATATGCTTGATGAGCATTCTGTAAAGCCACAAGAGGCATCATATAAACGTGCAGATGTATATGATAGTGAAAGCGTTATGATTAATGAGGAATTTGATAAGATGATTAAAGCACTTAACAAATATGTTGATGAATAAATAAAGAGCGTGGCAATGGTCACGCTTTTTATTTTACGATGATATTTATAA